TATCTCTTCTACGGCTTGAGTATATTGTGTAGAAGATATATCTTCACGTGCATCCATAGCAATAATCAATGCCTCTTTAGTAGGCCTGTTATTGTACTTATTAATGAACTCTCTAATCTCTTCGAAGATAACTTTGTCCACACCATCGTGAAAATATTCTGCTTTTAGGAAGTGGGAGGCTCTTCGGGTGTAATCTTCATTAAATATAAGATTTTGAATTATTGTACTTTCAAGCGTCAATTATGTCTTCCTCATCAAATAGTTTCAATGTCTCTTTAAATAGTTTCATTATAGTATCGTTAACTTCATCAGCTACTTCATCTAATGAGACATTATTAGGATTCTCAGTCAATACCATTTCATAAGATAATGCAAGGTTACCAGCACTATCGATATTGTTTTCGTCAATACCTATGTTAGTAACCTCAACTACAGCACCATCAGTTAATCTAACATAAAATTTCTCATCAAATTTATTCATCTTCTTCTTGTACCATTTCAGTCATACCTAGTGTATATCTTTCTTGAACCCATTTAGGGAAATCAGTTTCTTCGAGGATAGGCAACCAGAACTCTTTCCTATTTGTTTCTGCTGCTCTCCAATTTTTATCACCATCTACAGACGGTCTAGTGTACCATCCAACTTTTGGTTTAATCACGTGTCCTGATATCACTGCTACGTCTAACAAACCAGACCACTTATTTATACCACCTTCGAAGGTTACTACAATAGGAATCTTACTTTTTTCTCTAACAAATCTTGACTTCTCAATGTTGATATTAAATGAATATCCATTTAACTCTTTGCCAGTCTTCTCTTGAGAACGTCCAATGATCCAAACGTTATCCGCTGAATACATTACACCAGTACCGCCGGAAACTACTGGTCTAGAGAACATTTCTTGTGTTTGGTATGTATGATTGACTGCTACTAATGGAATATCCTTAGTGGTCAAATACGGTGTCACCATACGGAATAGACTCTTAATCTGTTTAGCACGAGTCATGTCTGCAACAGACTTTTCATTCAATGCATCATCAACTTCTTTCTTTGAAGCAAGATTACCAATAGAATCAATAAAGATGAATACCTTATCTTTCTTTCCAATCTCCTTCATTTTCTTCATTATATCGAATTTCAATTCTTCGATATCCATTACTGGAGTATGTAATACTCTTTCAGTATTAACACCAAACGCATCGAAATATTTCTCTGGGGTGCCGAACTCACTATCATAGAATAAGCAGATAGAGTCTTTATGCTTCTTTAAGAACGCACCCATTAAAAGAATACCAAAGGCAGTCTTAAAATGTTTCGAAGGACCTGCCAATATCGTCAATCCTGATGTTAATCCACCATCGAGTCTTCCACTCAATGCAACATTGATCATTGGTACTCCTGTAGGAATAACGTCCTTATCTTTATATAAAGTTGACTCTGATAGTACTGTACTCTTGATTGCAGCTGCCGCTTGCAATCGTTCAATTAATAAACTCATATTTCCTCCTTAATTAAAAAAATCTTCTAATGTAGCTGTTACTTCATGTTTCCAATTGATAGCATCTAGAATCGTTTTTAAGGGTTCTAGAAATGTCTTTGAGAACATTATATCATAATCCACGTACTTTGTCAAGTCAAATTCGATAGGAATTCCACCTTGAAATGCAATAACATTTTCTTGTATTGTATTTGGTTCTTTTAGATAGATAAACTTAATCTTATCTCCTTCTTGGATTTGTGATACTGTCTTAAGCAATTTATGTTTTCTAATCAGATTGTTATATAGTAGTGACCCTCTTACGTGAATCGGAGTTCCTTTAGTATACCCATCACCATTCCTATATTTCTCAAGTCCATTGACTCCTCTAGGAAAGGCAATGTCTTGTGGTTTCTGTTTATTAAATTGCTCTCTGAAATCTTCAATGTACTCGATAACTGTATCATTGTCCGTATTTAGAATTAACTCAACTACCTTTCTCAACTTGTTACGAACCACTTCAGGAGTACTAGATTTAACAATCTCAAGACCCATTACTTTCATCTTAGGTTCTGCATATCGTACACCTTCATTGTCATATACATTGAGAGCATAACGTTTCTTTGCTGTCCAAATTGCTTTGTCAGCAATCACTTCACGTTCCATGTACATCTTCTGTTCATATGCATTCATATACTCTGCTAACTCTTCGTAACACTCAGTAATGAATGGTTCGATTTTCTCTTTAGAAATAGTATCCAAGAAGTTTACAATCTTTGTCTTCTCTTCAGGAGTATTCACTTTATCACCAAATATTCTATTAACAAGATTACCTAAACGGAGATAGTTTGAGTCAGTATCGATTGCCACAACATAGTCATAGTTGTCAGTCTTTAACAAGTCATTGAAATAATCATTTAGTTTATTGGCAATCCACTTAATAGATAATTGACCAGAAAGGGTGATTGCTTCTGCATTCGCTAAACTGTAATATCTAAAGTATTGATTACCAATTGCACCATATGCTGAGTTCAATTGAATCTTACGTGCCATCTGAAAGTTGTTATACTTAGCAATATCGTTTCCAACATCTTCACCATCTTCTTTTCTTTGTTGAGCTTCCAACATCTGTTTCTTGAATACTTTACGTTCCAAGTATAACTTATTCATTAACTCTGGTAAGAATCCACGTTTATTCTTTCTGAACATGTGACCATTGGCTGCTAGAGAATACTCACTCTCGTGTGCTGAACTAGTGTCAACTTCTTTATTAACCAAATCATCTACATTGACTTCTAGATAATCATCTACAATAGTCTCAGGTGAAATGTTATACTGCATTATTAGATGAGGATATAGTGATGCTAAGTCAAACGATACAACCCAATCGTGGAATCCACGGATAGGGTCTTTAACATATGCACCTGCGTACTTATCACCACTAGTATGATTTTGTGGTGGGATTACGATATTATCTTTTCTTAGATAATTATAGATGATAGCATCCCAAGTTTTCACTGGAGAGAATACATCTTGGAATGTGATGTGAGCATCATATGCCATTGTGAATACTAATTCCATTAGTTTCATCTTATCGTCCAAACGCTGTACAATCTCTACGTCTTTGATATTGTATTCAATAAACTTCTGGTAGTTAACTCTAGAAAGATTATGTAGTGAACCCTCTTCCTCATACGACAACTTATGGTCATTTAGTTCCACATATGCAATGTGGTCTAGTTTGTAATTCTCTTGTGTTGTGTATGTAAACTTCCTATATAGAGCAAGATAGTCAACTACTGAAACACCAGCGATATCATATTTAATCTGTTCCTTTCCAAACATCGCCCTGACTTTACGTTCATTAATTCTTTTCCAAGGAGATAGTTCCTTAGCCGTTTTAGGTGAGAATACACGTGCGAATCTATTAACGATATATGGAATATCAAATCCTTCTACGTTCCACCCAGTGATAACATTTGGTGTTGTCAGTCTCCATTTGGCTAGGAAGTCTTTGAGTAGTTCAGTCTCTTTACTGAACTGTCTGTATTCTACATCTTTTCTGTCAGTAGTGAAATCATCTAGACCCCATACAGTATACTTCTTAGTGATACTATCTCTTACTGTGATAGCATTAATGATTGCTTTAGCCACTTCGGGTTTAGGGAATCCATCTATTGAATCAACTTCGATATCGATATTCCATATACGAATAGAGTCTATATCGAATTCTACATCACCACTATATCCTTTTGAGATATACTGAAGTTTATAATCGTTCATACCATAGACCTTAAAATTCTCTACAGATTCATATCGCTTCATGAAGTCTCTAGTCTCATTTATTGATCCAGGTTTTATTGGTTCTACATCATCACCCTCTAAAGTTTTAAATTTACTTTCACTTAAAGATGGGATAAACATCGTTGGAGAAAAATCAACTTTCTCCTCAAATGGTACTCCATCCTCAACACCCCGTACTGCTACATTATTGCCCAGTACATCTACATTTGTATAAAATTTCATAGTTATATTTTACCACAATTAGAAGAAAGAGTCAAGTGATTGTGCAGTATTATTTACTTTAGATTTCTGCTCTTGTTTCCATCGTCTAGCCACCTTTGGATTATCCCAACCACGATTGATAATATTGATACCATCTATAGGGTTATTGAATGCCTCTTTAATCACCATTACGTTATTCCAAATTGGAGTTGGTATTGCTGATTCAATAGCAGCATCAATTCCCATATATAACATATCCTCTACCACATCCTTATAGCGTAACATCTGGTATAGATTATGTGATGCTCCTAAAGTATAGAATGGAACTGAGTTGGTTAAGAAT